GTATACACGTATTGACTTTTCGATCTTTGCATAGCGCCGGTGGAAACCGTTGCTGAGAAGATAGGTCTCAAGATCATCGAGACCTGCCTCCACTCCAAGCTCCTCTTTAACAAGGGCTTGAATCACAGACCAAATTGTCAATGCCGCGAACACGATGGATTGTACAGGAAAGGTTAAAGCCGATCCCATTCCACCAAACATGTTCAACTCGACTTTTTTCTTGTTGACTAGAACATTCCAAGTTCGCCCCAGCAGAAGGTAATGCAGGAGGTCCCCCGAAAAAATGTCAACAATAAGGTCCAGACTAAGATAGTCTGAGGCCGAAGACAAGTCAATCGTCGAAGGCTTGCGCCTGTCTTGGGTCAAGCTACTGCCTCTGATCGCGCACTCTTGTGAGAGCGTTTGATCATCGAACTTGATGTAGCGTGAAGCAAGGACATGTCCCTGATTCACAGCGCGATAAATATCGTGCTTCATACCCTGTTGTGCAAACTGCATTTCAGGTGGCTCCATCGTGATAGGCCTGAGAGACCCGATGTCTTTTGGGACGTCTTTCCAAACCGCTTCACGCGGCTTGTATACATCCCATACAGCATCGCTGACGTGGAATCTTGTCAACTGGGTAGTCTGCAAGGTGGGACGGTAATCCCGATTTTTCTCGGGTACCGTCTTCGCTCCTGTGGATGTTGACCCAGGTCCATGGTTGCCCAGGAACTGGAAATCAAATCCGACCAACCAGCTAACAATCATCCTCACCGCTTCGATGTTCTGTCGAGCGGTCGTAAGTGGTAACGGATTAACCTGTCGCTCGATCCAAGCTTTTTGAGCTGGATTTTTGAGATCAGGCCGTCCGAGAGGTACCTTGCTCAGATAGAGAAACCAGCTCAACATATACTGTATGAGCTCTCGATCTGTGCTATCCATATCCAACTCTCTTCCAACGAGCATCTTCTCAAGCCTATACATTGGCGTGAGGGAGATATCCTCGACTGGCTCGTAAGTGAGCTTGCCGGATGAGACGCGAAATCCCCTTAGAAACTTGTGGGAAATGTCCTTGAAAAGCTTGGTTGTCTGGATGAAACCATAGATCTCAAGTAAGTCTGTATAGGAGAGTAATTGCTCCCTAATGAGACGATTCCGACTACGTACACTAAGGTTAAGTGCAAGGGGTGAAGAGTAAAGAAGGGTGGCGTGGAACGCGACAGACCGCGTAGCGGCTGTCAGATCCCTTTTAACAGGGACCACGATGGGTGTTGTTAGAGCCCATTCGTTGGCGTATTTCACGGGGTCCACTCTGGAGGGATTCACGGTTCACTAAACCGGCGAAATCCCAGACACCAGCGCAACTGCGCCTGTGTTTGACGGCTTGTTCGCGGCGACGGGGGTCAAAAGAAAATTGACAGCCTCGTAAAGCGCGCGATGCGAGCTATCGCCAGACAGCAGTGTACCCGACTCGGGATCGACGAGGAAGTTATAAAAAGCAGCTTCCACCACCCAACGGGTGATAATCGTTCCGTCTGTCAGGGTTAAACGGGCTGGATTCCAGTTAAAGACTTCGACACGGTGTGCGACGACGGGAATCGTGATAGTACGACCAAGAGCAGAACTATAGCTCTGTGTCGATGCGGTCGATGAGACCACATGAACACCAATCAGATTCCGCGCAGCAGCATCACTGGCCAGGTCTTTGCGGAGGAAAAACGACCAGGAAGGATCTATGTTACCGTTGTTAAACGTGGGCATAAGATCCAGTTTACCCGAGCCGAC